TGACGAATCCAAGCGCGGAAACGTAAACGAGAGTTAAGAACCAATCCAATACCTTGAACCAAAGCGGGACTCGAACCCGTTCCCCTTTGGCCTGGAGCAATTGAATCGCTTCCCCTATATAACGGTGGTTGTCTAAATTCCTCATTGCTCAAATGGTTGGTAACAAGCAGAGTTATCCGAGTCGTACACATATCCGTACTTAGTGCAGCAAATAGAATTCGCCGGGCTTACCTGATCCACGACCGTTCCCGCTGCATTTGTAAAGCGAATTTTGCCGTTTGCCTTGTTGATGTCGTAAGGTATTAACGCGCAATCTCTGATGTCCGATAATACCTTGAGGAGTTCCACCTTTGCGATGTCTTCACTTGTAGCGTCGTAAGAGATTGAGAGGATTCTCCAGTACGTATCCTTGAGGTAAATCTTATCCGAAAATTCGAACGTAGCGAGTTCGGCTTTAGTTAGCCTAAAGAATGCCGTTAGCTTGCGAGCGTCGGAGCTGTATAGCTGATTTACGTATGGCCGCCAATACTTGTAATAAAGCGTATTTAACGGGCTGGCCTGTATAATGTGAAACGGGCGTTCTGCTCCGTAACTTAAATCGTCGTTCGATACGTTGGCATTTAATACCGAATATTGAGAGAACACCGGATACTCTGTGGCACTTACGGCTGAAGTGTTCGTGTCGTTCTGGTAAAACAAATCCCCGTCTATAAGGCCGTTCCAATACGCCAAACGCGGGAGGGGTTTCTTTAGGCTCTTGTCCGTTTCGGTTGTATTTAACAACATACGGTGAACCAGGTACCCCGTCTGCGGGATTCTAGAAACGACGTGCGGTGCGAACGGACTTTTAATCTCCTTTGTCCCTGACGCAAAATCGTTCTGCGGATCGTCTACACGATACCGGCCATAAACGCGGGAGGTGCTTTTAAACACCGCCTCGTTCAAAACGTCTTTGCCGTTCGAGTGAGTCCAATCGTACCTCCTCGATTGTAAGTCCGTCGTTGGCTCAATTGTGATGTCTTTCGAGAGGTCTATTTTATTCGTCCAATCCTTTTTGGTTCCGGCTGCCAGGTAATCATTGAACGGCTCAATGTAGAGGTGTTTAGCGTTATTACGGTCGGGAATGAATACAAGGTTAAACATCTTTTGCAATCCCGACACGAAGTCGATTTGCTTTATCTCAGGGAGGTTTTGAGTTACGTTAATATCTAGACCAATCGTCGAAATATATGCGACCTGCCACCACGTAGTTAGGTTGCTAACTTCCGTGCCTCCATCAAGGGCTAAAGGGTGCGAAGAGTTGCCGACAACATATTGAAATTCCACGGTATCTCCCGCCTCCATAACAAATTCCGGAGAAAGTAGAGCGTGGGTAATGTCGTTAAATTCCGGGCTTTCGAAATTGTCTATAAATGTCCAAAGTTCGCTCCCGTTTCTCGAAAGGCGCATAGATACGAAGTCGCCCGTATCGTGGTCAAGTCGCCCGTATACGTTTACCCTAAATCTATAATAAGCGCGATAAGGTACGGTGTACGTTGTGCCGCTTGTGAACCTGTTATTCTGATCGTAGAACGGGCTGCTTTCGCTCCACGCCGTTATGCTCGTAAAATTGGGATGCGCAGTTAATCCCGTTAAATTGCTGCTCAAACCGACTAGAATTTGATCTGCTGAAAAGTCGGTATCATCGTTACTCGCTGGAGTAAAAAGCCCGTTATATAGCATCAGATACAAATCGTCTTCGTTATCGAAGAAATCCGAATCATACGTGTATCCGGCCTCTCTTAGAATCGTCTCGAACAGTTTAGAAATGCGGAAATACGGCGTGAAGTCGCCGTGTTCGAGCGGGTCGCTACTTGTCCAAATATTTGCGGAAGTCCAGTTCTTTCCTTTATCTGGAAGACCGTAACGAATTACCCCGCTTGACAAAGTACCCGCCCAACTTGCGGCAAGATTCGTAGCGTTCAAATCGTGATCATAAGCGGAGAGGTTTAAGTCGGTAAGCATAGCGTCCCCAATATCTCGCGAGAGGTTTGCCGTTTCTCCGAAGAATACGAGTTCTACGTCTGCGTACTTCCCCTTCTGTACGTAAACCGCTTTCACCTGGACGAAGCCCCGCATGACGGGAATCGTGTTATACGAAAGCTCCGCGTCTACTTTCGTCTTGGGATCCCAATCCGGAATGAGTCCGAACTCGTTAACCGGGCCAAAGTAATCTTGGTTTTTTTTGGTGAGCGGTACGCGGAAGGTCTGCGAAAAGTTCGAACTGCTCGCATTTATTTCTTGCAAGTTGCTGAACTGATACGAGAGGTTTACGGGTTCATTCTCGTACAGCTCTATTTCGTTTCCGTCAATCGTAAGTCTTAGCATCGGATGATTTGTGCGAGTTCAACTTCGAACGAAGTAACGAAGACCTTTGAAACGGTTTCCTCTTCTACCTGCATCGAGTTGGTAGAGATAGTAACCGGAACCCACGTACCGTCGATTCGTGCCATTACGTTTTTACTCCTCATGCAGTATTGAAGAAGCGTGAGTTCCTCGATAGTCAAAATGCCGTTGAGCTGGTAACGTTCCTTAGCTTCGAGTTGATACGGCTTTATTTGTCGCTCGGAAGGCGCAAAGGAGAAAGTCGCTGCATCATAGTCGCCTACAATCTTTCGGTACGTCTTCTCTTCCCTTGTAACTGTCTTTTGTTTCTTGCCATTAAAGCGGAGGTAATCCCACCCGCCGCGCGTATTCGCCCAAGCTAATTGAACCGCCTCGTTTTTAGAGTATCGGCAATCGTTCGTAACTCGAAGGATATTTCCCGTCTGAGCATTTAACCCTGTGGAGGGAATAACGTCGTAGTGTCCCCAGCCCCCCGTGACGGCATTTAGAGCCGTTGTAAGGGCACTTAAAGAGGCGGGATATACATAGGCATAAACGAGCGTTCCGTTTGTGTTGCTCGAAGCGGTAGCGGTTGGTAGTTGCGCTCCGTTCGTTGTGTTGAGGTCGTAAGTGAGCGTATCGTCTAACGTGCCGGAGGTGTCGTATATCTTAATCTGTAGCCGTTCGATGAGTGACCCGGTGTCGTCGGTATTTAGAAACGCCGCAACCCCGTTGTCTTCAATGGCTGCCTTTACGTTTATTACGTTGCTTGCAGGTACGCGATCCGTCAACCATACTTTGCGGTTCGATTGTGTGCCGTAGAAGTCCGCGAATCCCGGGTGCAAGCCCTCAGAAATTTGCTCGTATCCGTCGACCAGATACACCGTCTGGTTATCGTCATCAAGGCTCTCCGTGCTTCCGTCCCATTCTCCTACCTTCACCTCGTACCGCTTGACTCCGTTGTTCGCTCTTGTAAACATCTTATTGTTGAAAGAGTGAATCGGGGTCGTTGCTTGGTATTTGAGATGATCAACTTCTACGCGCCCGGTCACTACTTGCGAAAGGTCAAAAATTCCTTTGTCGTTTGTGTTGGGGCTGAGGTAAATCTTTGCTATCTCGGTTCCGTTCTCCTCCACTTGCACGATATATCGAAAGTCGTCCGTAATGGTCGCTTGCGTTCCAATCGTGTAGATAAGATGTTGCCCGGCTGGGAACCAGTTTTCTCCAGGTGAGTCGTCAAATGATGCCATTACTTAACTGTGATATTTCCGAGTTTCAACTTAAACTTGTCCTTGAGGTCTTCCGCTACTGCGTCGCCGATTTGCTTATTGAAGCGACCAGAGACAGCGGTGAAGGCTTTCTCATAGAACCGAAGGCCAACGATTCCCTTACGTTTGACGCTGCGAGCGATTAAGAAGGCGAGGGAGTTCATATTGCTTTCGCTCTGCTTCTTGAAGCGTCCCTTCTCATCGCGTAGGCGGATGCCCTTTGAACGGATCCACGGGATGAAGACCGAAGAAGGGGGTTGCTTGCGGAACTTGAAAAAGGGACTTTTTTGGTTCTTCTCCGTGCCGTTGACCCCCCAATGCAGAAAGGCGGCGTATTTGTTCGCCTTGCCCCTTGCGCCAAAGGTCACCTCTCGCACTTCGTTTCCTCGTACCCGGACGCGGTAAGAAAGGGAGCGTTTAAGTGTTCCGGTTGCTACGCCGTAATTCTTGTTTTTGCCGATCCTGCGCCCTCCGAGGTGGCGACGTGCCGACTTTACTACCTCATCGGCGAAGCGAATTATTACCTCGTTGAGGTTCTTCATATCCCCGCCTTTTCGCTTGCCTTCTTGCAGTGGTTCGGCTCGATGCTGTCCAGGAGTTCAACGAGCCACGCGCCAACCTTTGAGAGCGTCTTCTCTCGTTGGTTCGCTCCGAGTACCGCAGAGACGGAATGAGTACCGAATGGAATGCCTCGCTTTGTTAGAGCCGCTGTAAGGAACGAACCCGAGCAAATGGATACCACCTTTGACACGGAACGGAAAAAGCCGTATATAAGCCCCCAAATCGTTCTTACGAGGTTTTGAGCGGTAAACCACAAAGAGTCGAGGACAGTAAACACGATCCCGACCGGGATAGCTACCGCCGCCAAAACGATTAAAAAGAGAACCTTAGATATCTTCTTCAGGAAACCAGCCATTGTCGATCATGTATTGTTGATCCCGAATCGTGGTATCGCTTGGTACGATATGCCCGAACGGGAACTTGTTATTAGTTTGAACGTATGCGGAAAGCGAATACCGTTCTTCGTTAGAAAGCTCAGGAAAGCACGCTACGAGCTTCTCCAGCGTCGCCGCTTCGTGTACGTGGATGAGGTAATCCGTATCGACTTGCAGCGCGTTCTGTACGCCGTCGGGGTGGACTACGATACCGAACACGGTTGAAGCCGCTTCGCCTTCTGCCTGAATGAGTACGGGCCGCGAGATGTTGTAGAGTTCTCGCGTTATTTGGTACGCTCTTCGTTCGCTTGTCTGCGTGGCGGTGGGTAGAACTATGATGTACTGCATCAGTAGATAGAATAGAAGGTGTTGATGTTGTCCTCGATGTTCGTGCGGTTGCTGGATTGGTCG